TAATTTAACAATTAGCGTCAAAGCACCGACAGGCACAAATATGCAAGATAGAAGCAGCAGTAACATACAAGCTGTAGTAACAACTAATTCTATCCAGAGTATTTCAGGCAGGTCGGTCCAGGGGGAGAACAAAAGTTCCCCTGATATGGTAGTAAAAAGCTCCAATAACACTTATGAAAGCGAAATCAGAGAGTCTGTTAAAATAATATTATATATTTTTAATTTGTATGGGTTCAAGGATTTAGAAATCCATGAAAAGACAGTACAGCATTACATTGAATGTGCAAAAGAAATAGGTTGGATAAAAGTTTTTAAATATAAACTTGCAGCCTTCTTTTCCTTTCACAACAAACAAACAATGCCAGTGAAGCCATTTGATCTGGAAGATCACCCAAACATTTTAATAGGAGGAAGAGCATATAGATGGCAAAACAAATTTTTGCATCAAAATATACAACCAACAAAAATTGAAACCGAGGTTAGAGCAAGTTTCTTAACAAGTATATTACAAGCTAAGAAAGGAATGCCCAAGCCAGGACCAGAAGAACTTAAAAAATCATCAATTAAGACGTTTAAAAAATTAACTAGTTCAGAACCGGTAAGGAATTCAATAGAGTTGGTGAGATGGAGTGATATGGAAGAAGTACACAAATTAGTAGAGACATCGGTAAATAAATTTACGGTCGAAGCTCAATTAAGGCGTACAACAAAAGAGTTATTTAATAATAAGAAACTTACTATTGAAGAACGCTTCAAACCATTTTTTCCATCAACATCCGCAAATTATATAAGAAGTCGATCAGGTGCAGGGGCTATAGGAGCCATATTAGAACACCAAGATTTAATGAAAGACTTAAGGACACCAGGGGGTGCCTTATTAATTAACAGAACAGAGACGAATGAAGAAATAGAGCAGGAAGAGGATTATATAAAATATACTTTAGACGATGAAGATTTAAAATCTAGATTCAAAATTTTGTGGAACAGATTAATTAGTACAGCATTATTTGAAGAAGAGCCAATTGTTGAAATTGTATCATTACCAGAATCACTTAAGGTAAGAGACATAACAAAAGGACCACCCTTCACATATACTGCATTAAAATGCCTACAAAAGAAGATGCATACAATACTTAGACAGCACAAAGTATTTCAATTAATTGGAAAACCAGTTAATGAAATAATTTTAGCAAATAGTTTAGGAGTAAAATTAGGAGAGAACGATGAGTTCGTCTCAGGAGATTACGCTGATGCAACCAACAACTTAAGAAGTTGGGTATCAGAAACTATCGCTGATGAAGCAAGTATACATTTTGATCTAGAACCCGAAGAACGGGAACTATTTATAAGAGCCTTAACTAAACATGAAGTTATTAACCCAGAAATGCTGGAGATAGGAAATAAACAGTTTCAAACAAAGTCAAAACAACAAACAGGACAACTAATGGGTAGTATAGTGTCCTTCCCAGTACTATGTATCGCAAATGCAGCTATGTGTCGTTGGGCAATAGAAATTGCAGAAAACAAACCTTTCCATTTATTAGAACAATGTAAATTGTTAATAAATGGTGACGATTGTGCATGGAATCATAGTAATAAGACATACGAATTATGGAAGCAAATTACAGGCTTCATGGGACTAGAGGAAAGTGTAGGAAAAACTTTTCGTTCTAGAGAATTTGTTAACATAAATTCTACTAACTTTCTATTCAATAAAGAAGTTAGTCAACCATATTATTTTTACAAAGAAAATAATGAACAAATAATTCGTTTTACGCCTTATCATCTAGTAAAATATGTTAATCTAGGACTGCTTACTGGTCAAAAACGATCCGGTAATAAATCAGGTCTCAACGACCAAACAGGCAAAGATAATATTTCAGCTAGATGTAGGGAGCTTCTGAGATTGGCACCAGAAGACTTAAGAGAAGTTGTTTATAAAAAGTTCATAAATGAACATAAGTATATTTTAGAGAAAATGAGATTACCGTGGTACATTCCTGAGTGGTTAGGGGGCGTTGGTTTACCGATTGATGAAAAACATCAACCATCAGACATAGATTTGCGATTAGCACATCTTATCTTGATAAACTGGAAGAATTCCAGGCCAATTCCTTTATCCCACCAAGAGAAAACTTGGTACACTAGGGTAATAGCAGAAAAAAGAAGTCCCACACCTATATTAACAACAAATAAACTACATTTGGATTTCTATGAAAAAATCTTAGGAAAACAA